ATTAAGAGACGGTAGATTCTCAGAAGAAACATTGGATTTGTTGAGGAAATGTGCGGATTGGCTTGAAGAAAAGAAAGAAAATCGAAACATTACAATTATTCCTTTTGAGAAATATACTTGTAAAGCTGCTATCAAGGTGATTAAAAAGTATAGTTCTATGGGAGTAAGACTGTTTGTGTTAGATACCTTAAAAGAATCTTCCGACTCAAGAGGAACAGATACATGGAAGTCAATGGAGCGAGATATGGTTGACTTATATGATGTTATTAAACCGGCAGCAAAGAACGTAGCATTATTTGTGACATATCAGTTAGGCAAGGCTTCTGTTAAGTTGAGATATTTAACCAATAATGAAATTGGTCAAGCAAAGAATATTTTGGATGTCATGTCTGTCAACCTGATGATGAGAAAACCTTTTGAGGATGAATTTGACGGTGGCAAACATGAGATTAAAGCTTATAAGATTTCCGGAGTTAATGGTAAAACAAAGATTCCATATAAATTAAGCAAGGATAAACATTACATGCTTACATGGGTAACTAAGAATAGATTTGGGCAGACAGATGCATTTCAAATTGTTTCTGAATATGATTTAAGTACGAACGTACACAAAGATGTAGCAATATGTAATGTGTCACAAGATTGGTAGGTGAGTTAATATGACGGCGACAGAGTTGAAGGAGTATATATATGAGCATAATAAAGTTGAAGAAATATTAGAGTCAATTGGTTGTCATCATATTTTATATCATCAAAGTAAGGGATATTATTCCTGTTGTAATAAAGATGGTGATAACCCTACGGCAATTAACATTTATGATAATCAATATTTGGACTATGTTAATTATACCCGTGGGGTATCTGCCGATGATAAGCAAGATATTATTTCGTTAGTACAATATGCGTCAGGTCTTGATTTTGTTGGAGCAATCAAACATATGCACAAGACCTTAAACATTCCATATAGATTTGAAAAGAAAAAAGTAATCGTGGAAGAAAAACCTGATCCATTGGCTATATTCAAGAAGTTTGCTACTAAACGAAAAAGATGTAATGTACTTGATTTCGAACCAATGGATGAAGATGTGCTGAACGACTTTGTTCCGATGGTTCATGTAGATTTCTTTCGTGAAGGAATCATAGCAAAGACCATTAAGAAGTTTCATCTTGGATATAGTTATTATTGGAAGAGAACAATCATTCCACATTTCTATTGGATGAACGGTCAGCTATTTGGATATAATTCTCGAACCAGTATTCAGAATTGTGAAGAGTTTGGAATACCGAAGTATGTTATATCTCCCGGTATGAATAAGACTATCAACTTATATGGTCTTTGGGAAAACTATGAATCAATTCAGAATGCTAAACATATAACTGTGTTTGAAGCCGAGAAGAGTGTTCTCCGTAGAGATAGCCTTGATGATTGTACGTGCGTTGCATTGTCTGGCAAAACAATGTCTGATGAGCAAGTAAGAATAATCCTTGGATTAAACATTAATGAAGTTGTAGTTGCATTAGATAAGGATGTACCTGTTGAAGAGATTTGGAGCATATGTGAACACTTTTATAAGTTGCGAAAAGTGAGTTATATATGGGATAAGTGGGATATTCTTGATAAGAAAGATAGTCCTGCTGATGCAAATAATAAGATGTATGGATTTTTATTTGAACACAGAGTTCTTTATGATGAATCTAAACATCAAGCATATATAAAAAGTTTGAATAAATAAGGAGTATTATGAGAAAGACACCTGAAGAACTTGATGAATTATGTGCGCAATTTGGCGTAGATAGATTGTGGAGCTGGTCAAGAGTCAACTGTGTGCATAATAGTTTATATGAATATTTTTTAAAGTATATTAAATGTATTTCTCCGGATAGAGATGATAGTATATATACTGTAACTGGTGGTATATGCCATGACATCATAGAGAAATTTTATAAGAATGAAATCACCTATGAACAAATGATTGATGAATTCAATGATGGTTGGATGACTGCTTATGAGATTGGAGAGTTAAAGTTTGACCGGAGTGATGCTGATAAGAATCAGAACATTGCTAACAAGTATTATAAGGATCTTGTTCATTTTTTTAAGAATCACAAGAAAATACTGTACAAAGTACAGTTAGAGCAATTTGTCACAATAGAGCTTGGTGATGAATATTATCAGGGATATATTGACTGTTGTTATAAAGATGATGACGGTAATTATATTATTTTAGACTGGAAGACCAGCTCAATTTACAAGGGCGACAAAGCTCTTAATGAATGTGGTCAGTTGTGTTTATATGCGATTGCGTTACATCAAATGGGGATTCCGTATGAAAAGATTAGAATTGCATGGGATTTCTTAAAGTACCAGTGTGTTACTGTAGAGTCTAAAAAAGGCGATAAAAAGATTCGAGAAATTGAACGTGCCGAACTCGGTACAAGTCTAAAAGCTAATGCTAAGATGTGGTTGAATCATTTTAAGTATACAGATGAACAGATTGAAGAATATTTGGTAGCATTAGAAGAAAGTAATGATATTTCTGTTCTCCCGGAAGATGTACAGTCCAAGTATGAATTTAATGATTGTATTGTATATGTAGATTTGACCGATGAGCTTATTAATAAGTGGGAAACTCATATTATTGAAACCACTAAAGATATCAGAGCGAAGGAAGCTGAATATAATAAAACTTTTGATGAAAAGATTTGGTGGGAAGATGAAGAAGCAGTTAAGAAACAGAGTTATTATTTCTCGAATCTGTGTTCTTATTCTCCAAATCTACATAAGCCTTACGGATCTTACCTTGATAAATTTAACTTGCTAAAGAATATAATTGCAGCTAAGAAACAAAAGGTAGAAGATGATGAGGATATGAGTTGGTTAGATAACCTCTAAACTTAATATAAAAAAATGGGTGTATAAATGAATAGATATATAAATTATCATAAACATACTTATTATAGTAATTTGCGAACACTGGATACCATAACTTCTCCAGAAGCATATATGAAAAGGGCAGTAGAACTCGGACATAAAGAATATGTAACAACCGAGCATGGATTTCAAGGCAATCTGTATGAAGTTCAGACGTTGTGCGAGAAGTATGGTCTTAAACCAATTTATGGCGTAGAAGCATATTATGTTGATGACATTGCTGATAAGACAGATAGAAAAGCATATCATATTATTCTTATTGGTATGACTCAGAAAGCAAGATATGAAATTAATAAGATAATGTCAATTGCTAATACGGAAGGATTTTATTATAAACCTCGTATTGGATTGAAGGAATTATTATCTTTAACGCCTACAGATACAGTTATAACAACTGCATGTGTGGCAGGTCGTTTATCATCTGCTTTCCCTCGTAAAGATGAAAATGGTAATGACATTATTGACACAACTTGGTTGGATAATTTCTTACTTCCGGTAAAAAATCATTTTGGTAAAAATTTTTACTTAGAAGTTCAGAGCCATAAGGTTCCGATTCAAATGACTTATAACAAGATGCTATTGTTTATGCATGAGAAGTATGATATCCCTTTGATTCATGCTAATGACAGTCATTACATATACGAGTCAGATTCTTATTATAGAGATTTATTCCTTCAAGCCAAGGGTATTTTCTATGAAGAAGAGAATGGATTTGTATTAGATTATCCTGACTATGACACTATTCTCGACAGATACCGAAAGCAAGGTATTTTAACACCAGAACAAGCAAAACAGGCATTGGATAATACATTAATATTTGATAACGCAGAGCCTGTATTCACGGATAAAGAGTTTAAGATTCCTAAAGTTCCGAACGAATTTATTCGTGAAGAATTAGGAAATAACTTTTCAAACGATGATAGTGATAAAGTACTAAGAGAGATAATCTCAAGAGCTTGGAAAGATAAGAAAACAAAGGTTAATCCGAGCAAGTATAAAGAGTATACTGATGCTATTTATTATGAAACTGACATTGTAAAGAAATGTGGAATGGCAGACTATTTCGTACTTGACCATATGATTATTAATCGAGCAGTGAAGAAGTATGGAGCAGTATTAACTCGTTCGGGCAGAGGTTCAGCAGTATCATTTTTAATTAACAACCTATTAGGTCTTACTGAGGTGGATAGAATTAAAGCACCTACAAAGCTTTATCCCACACGATTTATGAGTGCAGAGCGTATTCTTAGCTCAAGATCACTCCCTGATATCGACTTAAACTTCGCAAATGTAGAACCAGCAATTCAAGCATCGAAAGATATTCTTGGAGAAGATGGCATTTACTATATGGTGGCATTCAAACCGTTGCAACGTTCCTCTGCCTTTAGATTGTGGTGTAAGGCAAGAGGATATGATATTAACGATTATGATGAAGTAGCCAAGTTGCTTGGAGAAAAAGATTATACAGATGAACAGTTCAAAGCAGATAATTCAAGATGGTCGGCAGAATTAGAACATAGTAAGGTATTCAGAGGTGTAATTGAATCCGTAGCACCATCACCATGTTCATTCTTACTTTCAAACAATCCAATTTCTGAAGAAGTAGGTTTGATTAAGGTTGGAGATGTTATTTGCTGTTGTATCGACGGATATCATTGCGACGTTTTTAAATATCTTAAGAATGACCTTTTAACCGTGAAGGTTTACGACATTATTGATAAGACCTATAAGTTAATTGGTAGACCAATTGATGATATTGCAACGTTAGTAAACAATTGTGATGATAAAGTGTGGGAGATTTACGAACGTGGGCTTACAACAACAATCAATCAGGCAGATTCTGATTTGGGCAAACAGTTAATTATGAGATATAAACCAAAATCATTAGCAGAACTTAGTGCTTGGGTAGCTGCGATTAGACCAGGATTTGCAAGTTTATTGAATAATTTCCTTGATAGATTACCATATTCTACGGGAGTTGATGAATTGGATAATATTCTTACTGATTCATTTCATTACCTCTTATATCAAGAGTCAATAATGGCATACCTCGTATGGTTGGGAATCGAAGAAAAAGGAACATATGATATTATCAAGAAAATTGCAAAGAAAAAGTTCAAAGAAGAAGAACTTAATGAGCTTAAAACGCAACTTCTTCAAGGTTGGGTAAAGAGAGTAGGAACTGAGGAGTGGTTCGAAGATACATGGAAAGTAGTAGAAGATGCTGCAAGATACAGTTTCAACGCCAGTCATGCGCTCTCAGTTGCTATAGACTCTCTTTATGGAGCATATTTGAAATCACATTATCCATTAGAATACTTTACAGTGGCACTTTCGTTATATAGTGATGATATGGAGCGAACAGCAAATTTAGTTGAAGAGTTAAAATACTTTGGAATTAAGATTGAGAATGTAAAGTTCAGGAAGTCTGGTTCTGAGTACATGATGGATAAAGCTACGAATTCTATTTACAAATCTGTATCTTCAATTAAGTATTGTAATACTGCTATTGCAGATGAATTGCTTGAGTTAAGCAAGAATCATTACAACAACTTCATTGAACTGATCCAAGATATTAATACAAAAACATCATTAAACTCTCGTCAGTTAGAAATTCTAGTAGGACTTGATTTCTTTGAGCAATTTGGTAAGAATGCATATTTGCTAGAATTAGTTCGTTTATGTAATGGTGTCAAGGAAGGAACTAAGACTATAAGACCGGCACTGCTTACCGCAAAGCAACTTAAGAAAGATAAACTTGAATCCTACGGTATTTCAGATTATTTAGCACAGAAGTATTGTGAGAAAGAAACTGAGAAACAGTATAGTCAAATTGATAATGTTGGATTGTTAACTGAATTAGCATCACGATTAGAGAATAGAGCCTTGAATGTAGTTGAACAAGTCAAGTTTGAACTGACATATCTTGAGTATGTTGTTTATACAAATCCAAAAATCAACGGACAATATTACATTGTGACAGAATACAAAACCTTCAAAGAAGCACGTAAGCCGTATTGCACATTACATAATTTGCGCACTGGAGAAGAAGTTAAGACAAAGATTAAATCTGTCAAAGTATATGAGGCTAATCCGTTTGGATTATATAGTGTTTTGAAGGTTCCTGAGTTTGCCAAATCTCCAAAGGTTAAGAATATTGGTGGAGAATGGGTAAAGACAGATGAGATGGAAGATATTTTGGAAACATATGAAGTGATCAAATAATTACATACTATATATAGCGGTTGAATGAAGAATACTACGCAATATATAGTTAAAAGAAGTGAATCAAATAATATTTTTATTCA